GTCCACAAAGCAAGGCGCTGGCCTGACCGCCAAGGGCAGAGCCCGCTATAACAAAGCTACTGGCAGTAACCTGAAGGCTCCCGCGCCCAACCCCAAGACCAAGGCCGACGAAGGGCGTAAAAAGTCCTTTTGCGCCCGCATGGGTGCGGTAGCAGCCAAAGCCAAAAATGGTGAAAGAGCGCGTGCTAGTCTTCGCCGTTGGAAATGCTCATGAAGACCTGTTTTCGCTGCAAACAGACCAAATCGTTCGATCTGTTTTTTAAGCATAAACAGACTTCGGACGGCTATCATAGTTGGTGCAAGATTTGTTGCACGGAAGGCAATGAAAAGTCGCGGCGGAAACAAAACTCCACTATTGAAGGACGCGCTAAGATATTCTTGCGCCACGCCAAAAACCGCGCCGCAAAACGCAAGCAAGATTTTCTGCTTACAAATCAGGGCATTGTAGACTGCTGGAATAAGCAGCTAGGTTTCTGTGCGTATAGCGGCCGCGCAATGACTCTTGAAGCGGGTAAATTAAACACCGTTTCTATCGAACGCATAAACAGCAATATAGGCTATACAGTTGAGAATACTGTATTAGTATGTCAGGCTATCAATCGTATGAAGTCCGATTTTGGGTTTGAGGACTTTTTTGGCCTATGCCGCGATGTGTCATCATTCCTAGGCGACGATGAGCATGAGCTTGCCGTAGGAGCATATAAATGAAAAAGCCCGGTAGCCCCGGTTTGTATGCTGCAATCCACGCCAAGCGCGCCCGCATCAAGGCCGGCTCGGGCGAAAAGATGCGCAAGCCGGGCGCTAAAGGCGCTCCAACTGCCGACGCCTTCAAGCAGTCCGCCAAGACAAGGAAGAAATAAGTGGGCGACACACAGGCCATAGGCGTCGCCTACCGCGATCAAGACCTTTTAAACTCGCGGATTGTGACGCCGGCTATTGTAGCGCCTCAGTTCGATCTAACGCCGCTCTCAACGGCTACAATACCGTTAGCCGGCACCGAGACGCTGGCCGTCGTGCAGGGCGGCGTCACCAAGCAAATGCCCGTCGTGTCCTTGGCTACGGGCATGTATTACGGCATGTTTCAGGACAACAATACGCAGACCAATGTGGGTATCGGTCTGGTGCCGCCTGCCGGCAACGCCATGAAATTCCGCACGACTGATTTTGCTAACGGCATCTCAATAGTCAACGATACGAAGATCACGCTCCCCCGCACGGGCGTCTATAACATGCAGTTCTCCGCGCAGCTTTCGCGCGCGGGTGGCGGCGGCGGTCTGTCCACGGTCGAGATATGGCTGCGCAGAAACGGCACAAACGTGCCTGAAACGAACACGTCCATAACAATAGCCAGTAACGGCGGCAAAGCCGTCGCGGCGTGGAACTTCTTTCTTAATTCGACGGCCAATGACTATTATGAGTTAATCTGGTATAGTTCTGACGCCGCCGTTGAAGTGTGGTATGCACCGGCAAATACTAACCCGGCCCGCCCTGAAATACCGGCTGTTATTTTAACTCTTCAACAGGTGACGTAATGCCCCTCGTCAAGTCATCCAGCAAGAACGCCTTCCGCAAAAACGTGGCCACCGAGATCAAGGCGGGCAAGCCGCCTAAACAGGCTGTAGCGATTGCGTATTCGACCAAGCGCAGCGCCGCCGCCAAGGGCAACGGCAAGAAGATGGGCAAGTCTTGTGGCAAATGACGTAACCGCTGCGGGCAAGGTCTCCGACAATCCAGACGATGACCGTCTGGCCACCATGCGTCACCGCTTCACGGTGGCGCAGACGGCTTATTCAGACTCGCGTGAAGACGAATTAGACGATCTGCGGTTTATGGCTGGATCGCCTGACAATGCCTGGCAGTGGCCAGCCGACGTGCTGGCGACCCGTGGCGCGGTGCAGGGGCAGACGATCAACGCGCGGCCGTGCCTGACCATCAACAAGCTTCCGCAGCACGTGCGCCTCGTCACCAACGAGCAGCGCCAGAACCGCCCGACTGCGCGCGTCATCCCCGCCGACGAGAACGCCGACCCCGAGGTGGCGGAAATTTTTGACGGCATCGTGCGGCATATTGAGTATATGTCCGACGCCGACGTGGCCTATGACACCGCCTGTGACAACCAGGTCACTTACGGCGAGGGCTATATCCGCATCCTGACGGAATACACGAAGGAAGATTCCTTCGATCAGGACATCCGCATCGGCCGCGTCCGTAGCTCCTTCTCGGTCTACATGGACCCGATGATCCAAGACCCCTGCGGGCAGGACGCCGAGTGGTGCTTTATTACGGAAGACGTTCCGAAGCAAGAATACGAGCGCATGTATCCCGACGCTACTCCGGTCACGGGGATGATGTCACAGGGCGTGGGCGATCAGAACCTTTCCCAGTGGCTCACGCAGGAAACGGTTCGGATTGCGGAATACTTCTATATCGAACACCGCAAAGCGACGCTGAACCTTTACCCCGACAACATTACGGCGTTTGACGGCACGCCAGAAGACAAGCGCCTCAAGGCAGCCTACGGCAAGCCGTTACGCTCTCGCGAAAGCGACCGCCGACAGGTCAAGTGGATTAAGACCAACGGCTACGAAGTGCTGGAAGAGCGCGACTGGGCGGGCAAATATATTCCCATGATCCGCGTTGTCGGCAATGAGTTTGAGGTTGATGGGCAGATTTACATCAGCGGACTCGTGCGCAACGCCAAGGACGCCCAGCGCATGTATAACTACTGGGTGAGCCAAGAGGCCGAAATGCTGGCTTTGGCTCCGAAAGCGCCGTTTATTGGGTATGGCGGTCAGTTCGAGGGGTATGAGACGAACTGGAAGACCGCCAATACCAATAACTGGCCGTATCTTGAAGTAAACCCGGACGTTACCGATGGCGCTGGAAACCCCCTCCCCCTACCTGAACGCGCCCAGCCTCCGATGGCTCAAACGGGCCTTATCCAGGCGAAAGTCGGCGCGGCAGACGACATTAAATCGACCACCGGCCAATACGATAGTAGCATTGGGGCGACTTCCAACGAACGGACGGGTCGTGCGATCCTCGCTAGGGAGCGGCAAGGCGATACGAGTACTTATCATTATGTCGACAACCTCTCGCGGGCGGTGAAATACGTCGCGCGGCAGTTGGTTGACCTAATTCCGAAGATTTACGACACCCAGCGCGTCGCCCGCATCATCGGCGTGGACGGCGATGTCGGCATGGCCCGCATCAATCCGGCGCAGCCAGAGGCGGTGCGCAGCATCCGCGATGAAAACGGCATTGAAATCGCTAAAATCTATAACCCCAACGTCGGCACTTATGACGTTCAGGTTTCCTCCGGTCCTAGCTATATGACGCGGAAACAGGAAGCTATGGACACGATGGGGCAAATTTTGCAGACCAATCCGGCTCTGTGGACCGTCGCGGGCGACTTGTTCGTCAAGAACATGGACTGGCCGGGCGCGGAAACGATGGCCAAGCGGTTCGAAAAAATGCTCGACCCGAAGGTGCTTCAGGATACCGACGAGTCGCCGGAAGCCCAGGTCATGCGCCAGCAGATGGAGCAGATGGCCCAGCAGATGGAGCAGACAACCGCGCAGATTCAGCAGCTTATGCAGTCGTATGAGATGCAGAAACTGGCGATTGACGAGCAGAACAGCCAGATTAAGGCCTATGAGGCCGAAACCAAGCGTATTCAGGTCACGCAGCCGGCCATGACGCCCGAACAGATTCAGGACATTGTTCAGGGAACCATCGCCGCCGCGATTGATATGGGCGACATTGTGCCAAATATGCCGCCAGCACCGGAGTTTGAACAATGACTTGCGCTGATTTGATCGGACAATTGTTTCTGGCGCGCGATGTCACGCACAGCGTTCACCTAAACACGCGGTCTTATGCGAAGCATAAGGCTTTGGGCAGTTTTTATGGCAAAATCATAGATTTAGCCGATGATTTGGCTGAAATGTATCAGGGGCGGCATGGTCTGATCGGGCCTATTACGCTCCATTCGGCTAAAAAAACCAACAATGTGGTTGAATTTCTTGAGGATTCACTCAAGGAAATCGAAAACATGCGCTATAAAGTGTGCGATAAGGAAGATACGGCCATTCAGAACACTATTGACGAGATAGTTGGCTTATATCTTTCAACACTGTATAAGTTAAAGTTCCTAGCCTAAGAGGAAATCATGGGCCTCAAATCGACAACCGTTTGCCTGGGGTATCAACAGATTACCTCTCTTAGCTCTGCCGCCCAGCTGACGCCTCCGCAGGGGGCGACTTTGGCGCTTATTGTGCCGGAATCGCAGAATGTGCGATGGCGCGATGATGGCATTGATCCTACGGCAAGCGTTGGTATGCCTATTTTTGTCGGGGCGTCCCTGAGCTATGACGGCGACTTCAATAAAATTAAATTTATCGAAGAAACCGCCAGCGCCAAACTCAACGTCAGTTATTACGCATGACCCTCCGGCAGCGGTCCATAAACGGCGACGAGATGCGGCTGCGTCCTCAATTGCAGATTTATCCGACTGCAAGCGAGGCTGGCTTTGGGCCGCACATGCCAGACACAGCGCAAGGCGGTTCGGGGCCTATCCCGTCGCAAGCGATCTTCGACCGCTTTGACGTGCCTGTGTTGGATCGCTTCGGCGCAGAGATCGAGACGAGGACGTAATGTCTTACATTTACAATTTAACCGACACTTGGAACGCCGCCGGCACGACGTTTGCCGGCATCAAGATGGTCGTCACCAATACGGCTTCCGGCGCAAGCTCCAAACTGCTCGACTTCAGCGTTTCGGGCGCCACGAGCTGCGCTTTTTCCATTGATAAAAGCGGGAATGGCTATCTCTCTGGCGCGTTGGGCGTCGGCGCAACAGCGGGGCTAGGAATATCCTTGGACGCCGGCGGTATCGCGGTTCCGCAAGTCCGAGCTTTATCGACTACTAATGCAGTTGATACGCGCGTCCTGTCTAACGGCACTAACAGCGTTGGCACTATAGGCACATATTCTAACCACGACATTATTTTTGCTGCTAACACCGCTGAACGAGCCCGAATACAAGCATCGACCGGGAATTTTGGTATTTCTACGTCGGCTCCCACCGCAGCGATTGATGTCGGCCGCGCAACAGCATCCGGCACCACGGATGCTATGCAAAAGTGGACATGGAACGCTGGCGCGACGACTTGGGGCCTTCGGCTAGACCTAATTCATACGGGATCGGCAATTGATTTCGCTTACCGCATCAGAAACGGCACTACGTCGGATGTTGAAGCGTTTTATGTAAAGTCAAACGGGCTTATTGGGTTTGGCACGACGGCACCCACGGCTAAAGTTGACATAAATAGCGACACCATTCGTTTGCGCACCACCAAAACACCGGCATCTGCAACGGCTGCGGGTAACGCCGGCGATATTTGTTGGGACTCTAGCTATGTCTATGTTTGTGTCGCCGCAAATACATGGAAACGCGCTGCTATAGCGACTTGGTAAGGGCTACACGATGGCGAACACATATTCATGGGTTATTTCTCAGCTAGAGACATACCCGCAAATAGATAGCCGCGCGAATGTTGTTTTTAACATTCATTGGCGACGGCAAGCGACGGATGGCAAAGGCCATCATGGCGATGTGTATGGCTCGCAAGCAATTGAATATGATTCTTCCGCGCCTTTCACGCCGTATGAAAACCTTACCGATGCTCAAGTAATTGGCTGGTTAGCGGCTGCTATCGGAAATGAGCAGCTCGCTACTTACGATGGTTTGTTAGACCAGCAGATTGCTGACCAAATACGTCCTCCAATTAGCAATCCGCCATTGCCTTGGGCTTAAAAGTTGACAAATAGATATTAAACAAATATCTATGAACAATCGACTAGCCGGATAGCTAGGTAAAAGGAGAATCGCGTGAGCGATAAAGACCAGGCTGTAGCGGAAATCAGCCCCGCGCCGGAACCGGAAGCTACGGCAGCACCGGAATCTGTTGATACGACGCCGGAGGAACAGCAGCCTACAAAATCGTTCTCTCAGGAAGAGTTAGACGCGATTGTAAGCAAGCGCCTTGCAAGAGAACAGCGCAAATGGGAAAGAGAGCAGGCCCAACGGCTTGCGGAGCAACAGGCTAGACAGCCTGTAGCGCCTCCTCCCGCGCCGGATGATTTTGAGTCAGCTCAGCACTATGCGGAAGCATTGGCTGAACAGAAGGCTCAGGAACTTCTAGCGCGTCGGGAAGCCGAAGCCCAACAGGCGGCTATTCTTGACAGCTATAAGGACCGCGAAGAGGAAGCTAGGGACCGATACGAGGATTTTGAACAGGTCGCGTATAACCCCAATCTCCCCGTCACGGGCATTATGGTTCAGGCGATTCAGTCTTCCGATATTGGGCCTGAAGTCATTTATTGGCTAGGGTCCAATCCGAAGGAAGCGGCTCGCATATCCCGTCTGTCGCCCATCTTGCAGGCAAAAGAGATCGGGAAGATAGAGGTCAACCTGACTTCTAACCCGCCGGTTAAGAAAACCTCAACCGCGCCCGCCCCTCTTGCTCCTGTCACGGCTACCCGATCAAACTCAGGTCCAAGATACGACACAACTGACCCCCGGTCACTTAAGTCGATGTCAACTTCGGACTGGATCGAAGCGGAACGGCTAAGGCAGATCAAGAAGTGGGAAGCGCAGAATCGGAGATAAAGGATGTCTAATTCGCTTCTTACTATTGACATGATTACTCGCAAGGCTCTTGAAATCCTTGAGAATAATCTTGTCCTGACCCGCACCGTCAACCGCCAGTATGACGACAGCTTTGCCGTCGAAGGCGCGAAGATTGGTTCGACCCTGCGAATCCGCCTACCCGACCGCGCTCTGGTCACTGATGGCGCTGCGCTTCAGGTTCAGGACGACAACGAGCAGTACACCACGCTCGCGGTTTCCAGCCAGAAGCACATCGGCGTCAACTTCACGACCGCCGAACTGACGATGCAGTTGGACGACTTCGCGGAACGTGTGCTGAAGCCGCGTATTTCGCAGCTTGCTTCGTCCATTGACGCCGATGTCGCTAACAGCTTCAAATATATCGGCAACTCGGTTGGCACGCCCGGCACGACCCCGGCCACCTCGCTGGTTCTGCTCCAGGCGCAGCAGAAGCTCAACGAGAACGCTGCGGTCATGTCGCCGCGCTATGCCACGGTCAACCCGGCTGCGAACGCCGCGCTGATCGAAGGCATGAAGGGCCTGTTCAACCCGGTTTCGACCATTTCGAAGCAGTTCAAGAGCGGCATTTTTGGTGAAGGCATCCTCGGCTATGAAGAGCTGAATATGTCTCAGTCGATCAAGCAGTTCACGACTGGTTCGCGCACCGGCACCGTGACGGTCAGCGCCTCGGTCACGACTGAAGGTTCGACGACTGTGGTCCTGACGGGCCTTGGCTCGACGACCATCAAGGCTGGCGACGTGTTCACCATCGCTGACTGTTACGCCGTCAATCCGCAGACCCGTGAATCGACTGGTTCGCTGTATCAGTTTGTCGCTCTGGCGGACGTTACGGCTTCGACGACCGCTTCGGTCACGGTCCCAGCCATGTATTCGGCTGGCCAGGCGCTCGCGACGGTTGACGCTCTGCCGCAGTCCGGTAAGGCTGTCACCTTCGTCGGCGCTGCCTCGACCCAGTATCCGCAGAACCTCATTTACCATCGTGACGCTATTGCGTTCGCCACGGCTGACTTGCTCATGCCGCAGGGCGTCGACATGGCTTCGCGCCAGGTTCACAACGGCATCTCGCTCCGCGTTGTTCGTCAGTATGACATCAACAACGACCGTCTGCCCTGCCGTATTGACGTTCTGTATGGTTACAGCGTCATTCGTCCGCAGATGGCGGTTCGTCTTTGGGGCTAACGAGATGGGGCTTCGGCCCCATCTTCATCTCAGACAAAGGAGCAATAGATCATGGCTATCACTACTCAGGGCGCGTCTTATCCGCTCGAATCGTTCGGCCCGACGCCGCCGCTCTCGCAGGGCACGGGCGGCTATCAGGTCGGCGCTGGCAATGGCGGCGACATGCTGTTTCGCGTTACCCCGGCTCCGGCTACACTGACTTCTGGTGCTACGCTGACCGGCGATCAGGTTCTTACGGGTCTGATCCTCGGTTCGCCGGGCTCGTCGGCTGCGTCTTACCAGCTTCCGACTGTTGCGGCGCTTGAAACGGCGCTTCCGTCGGCGGCTAAGGTTGGTGCGACGATTGATTTCTCGGTTCTGAACGTCGACGGTTCGGGCTCGGGAGTCATTACGCTGACGACCAACACTGGTTGGACGCTGGCTGGTCTTATGACCGTTGTGGCTACCGCCGGCACGGCGCAGGCGTTCCGCGCTCGCAAAACCGGTTCCGGCACTTGGACGCTTTACCGCGTCGCCTAACACTAGGAGAAGGCAATGCCTAACACTAAACCTGTCGGCGTCGCCTTCTCTGATCCCGAACTCGTGGCTGGCACGACCATCACGGGTGCGACGATCAGTGGAGGCACTATCTCCGGCGCTACCTCTGTCTCGGCGGCTGATGTTACGACGACTGGCGGGCTTTACTTGAAGTCCGCTACTGTTGCCGCGACGGGCACCGATCAGGCTACGGCCGCGTCTGTCTCGGATGGCTTTACGCTTGTGTCGGCAGCAGATGGCACCAAAGGCATTAAGTTGCCGGCGGCTGTTGCTGGCCGCACGGTCATTCTGAAGAACAACGCTAACGCTGTTCTGAAGGTTTGGCCGGCTTCGGGCGATGCTGTAAATGCTATTGCGGCGGATTCCAACTATGTCTTGGCGGCTTTTACGTCCTCGCTTCTGGTGGCGTATGACTCCACGACTTGGTATTCTGTCCCGCTTCTGGCGTCTTAATTCAATCTTACGGGCGGGCTATGGCCCGCCTGGCCCTTACCATAGGTGTAAAATGGCGGTTATTTATTTGCGTCATGCTATTCATGGCGTTAAGATTGCTACGCTTGAAATGGAAGCCGAAGCTGATGAGCAAAACGGCTGGGAAAGGATTGAGCCTAATGACCCGCCTGTTCCGTTTATTCGTCACCGTTCTCGCCGCCGCGTCTCCGAGCCAGTTAAAGGCGCAGACCTACACACAGATGCAATGGGGAATGAACAAGGGTGTAACGCCCTATCAATTCGGCGCAAATATTGATGGAACTTGGCGGGTTCTAGGCTCTGTGACATCTGGCGGCGTCTGGCAAATCCCGACATCAAGTCTGTATTATTATCGGACTGGGACCGCTACCGATCAACTTGGCCGTAATTACACGGCCGGCGTAATGGCTTTAGGCGCAAACAATTTCAACATTAACACGCCTCTCGCCAATTCTGAAAATATTGCCTATGGCGTGAGTGTGCTTACAAATCTTACGACTGGGTTTCAGAACATTGCGTTTGGAAATTGGGTCCTTGCATCTTTGACTACAGGCTATGGCAACTTGGCCATAGGCCAGCAAGTTATGCAGGGCTCAACTACTGGCGTTTTCAACACCGGCGTTGGCACCGCCGTTATGCGGTATCTTGACGATACCGCCGCCCCAACAACGGGGAATGTCGCCCTTGGCCACGGGGCTATGGGCGGCGATGATTGGGGCTATTATGCTTTGACGGGTTCCGGCAACACGTCTCTTGGAAGTTGGTCCATGCAAGAGCTTACAGACGGCGCACGAAATGTGGCTGTAGGCATGAACGCCGCGATGAATCTTCAGAACGGAAATGATAACGTTGCAATAGGGTTCAGCACACAAGTTTGTTCGTTTGACGCGTATAACACCCGTGTGCCAGGAGGGTGTTCAGCAAGCGCAAATATTGCTATCGGGTCAAATGCGTTACAGACTAATAAAGCGACTGGTAATATCGGCATCGGGTATTATGCGCTGAACAACAATACCACGGGCGATAATAATATAGGCATCGGGCTCAACGCGCTAAAATCTACGACGACCGCGCAAGGCAATCTGGCCATCGGAAATCTAGCTCTTCAGCAAATGACCAGTGGAGGGTTCAATGTTGGTCTGGGCGGGTATACGTTGTTTGCCGCTGGAGCAAAGAGCTATAACGTCGCTATAGGATGGGGTTCCGGTCAAGGCATGACAACTGGTAATGGTAACGTCGCTGTCGGGTTTGCTTCACTCAATAATACAGTTACCGGCGCAAATAATACTGTTATCGGCGCGTATGCAGGGCAAAGCGTGACTAATCAGATTAATACGACATCTATTGGGTTTCAGGCTGAACCAACAAAAAACAATCAAGTCGTTCTCGGAAATTCTAGCGTTACAGAAGTAAAAACGTCGGGTGTCGTTGTTGCGGCTGGGGCTACATTGTCTGGCCCGCTTCAGTTGGCTCAATATACCGTCGCAACATTGCCAACTTGCAATGCAGGATCGCAGGGACAGCTTGTATATGTGTCGGATTCTACGCCGCCAACATATGACGGTCTCGCAACCGGCGGTGGCGTCTACAAAGTGCCTGTATTTTGTAACGGGGCCAATTGGCTCAATCACTAACGACGCACGAAATGACCCGCGCGTTTTGTAATGGCCGTTACATGAGCATGGTGGGTCACATTGCCATGTGCAGAAAGAACGGATGGTCATGATTACCGCCGTCACTCGACAACAATTTTTCGCCGCCCTTGCAGCGGCGAACAAAATGAACGACGTCTATATGGGCATATCTGCGGACGCAAATTACCCAGATTGGATTGAGTTCTGGTCTGCAAAATGGGTTGTAGTTGGCGATCCTTTATATGTGGCGGTTCAAACAACACTGAACTACACATCAGACCAAATGTTAGCGTTATTTGAATCCGCCGCGCAGGTGCCCGCATGACGACCGTTACCCGCCAGCAGTATTTTACCGCCCTAGCTCAATTGGGCGACATGAATTTATTGTATCAAGCGGTTCCGGCCAGCGCTGATACGATTCAATGGATTGAATTTTGGTCGGCGGAATATGTCACGCTTAATGACCCTATTTCGGTTCTAACCCAGTCGTCGCAGGGGTGGACAGACCTGCAAATGCTTGCGTTGTTTAACGCGGCAAGTCTTGTTCCAGTTGTCGACCCTTATGCCGTGACCACTTTCAGCGCAACTGTGACTCGGCAGCAGTATTTTACTGCTCTAGTCCAGTTGGGGGATATGAATTTGCTGTATCAAGCGATCCCCGCTGATGCAGATACCGTTGAATGGGCCGAGTTTTGGACGGCCGAATACATTACCTTCAACGATCCTATTTCGGTTCTAACCCAGTCGTCGCAGGGGTGGACAGAAGGACAGATGATCGCGTTGTTTAACGCGGCGCAAAACATTCCTCTTGCAGTTCCTTCGACATCAAACACCGTAACATCGACGGCTAATGCCCAGATTAACGGCGCTTTGCGACTTCTTGGCGTGCTGGCGGAAGGCGAAACGCCGTCTGCCGAAACGTCGCAGGATGCTTTGTTCGCTCTTAATCAGATGATCGACAGTTGGAATACCGAGCGGCTAGCGGTGTTTTCCACTCAAGATCAAGTGTTTTTGTGGCCGGCTGGCGAACTTAGCCGCACGCTTGGGCCGTCTGGGGATTTTCGCGGCAACCGTCCGGTGCTGCTGGACGATGCGACGTATTTCCGCGACCCGCAAACCAATGTGTCTTACGGCATCAAAATCATCAACCAACAGCAATATGATGGCATCGCCGTTAAGACTGTCACCAGCACTTATCCACAGGTCATATGGGTTAATATGACCTATCCAAACATCGAAATGTATGTCTATCCAAAGCCGTTGCGGCAGTTGGAATGGCACTTTGTTTCGGTAGAGGAACTGGCCAATCCGGCGACGCTCGGCACAACGCTGGCGTTTCCGCCGGGTTATCTGCGCGCTTTCCGCTATAATCTAGCCTGCGAGCTTGCGCCTGAGTTTGGCGTTGAACCGTCTGCGCAAGTGCAGCGCATCGCCATGTATAGCAAGCGCAACCTGAAGCGCATCAATAACCCCGATGATATTATGGCTCTGCCTTATAGCATCGTCGGCACGCGCCAGCGGTATAACATCTACGCCGGGAATTTCTGATGCAGACGCCCATCCTCGGCTCTAGCTATGT